AGAGCGGCTTGAGCTTGCCAGGCAGTCTTCACGGCAATCACATGAACAAGACTTAGCTGCTAGCGTCTCCGAAAGAGAAATCAAGGTCTCGTTTAATAAGGTAGTGGCTACTGAAGAAGAAATGTACACTAAGCGGCTTGCTTCGTTGTATGAGAATCAGTCAAAGACGAAGATCTCTTGGATCAACGGCCTCAATGCCTTGCTCCGCCCTGTGTTAGCGGCGATGGTGATGCTACTCTTCATCTGGACAGTAGTCATGTACATGTCAACTGTCTTCTCTATGACGGAGACGGGTGCTGAGCTGCTGCTAGCTATTGAAGGCTTTTGGGCTATTCCCCTCGTTGAAATCGCAATCGTTGGCCCTCTAGGCTTCTTGTTCGGACAGCGGCAAGTACGTAAAAAGGCTTTGATGAAATGAAGATCTCGCAAAGAGCTGTAGATCTCTTGAAAAAACATGAAGGGCTGCCTACTGCAGAAGTCGACGGTGTAAGACTAGCAGTCCCTTACAAAGACCCAATTGGCATTTGGACTATTGGGTACGGCTTTATACGGATGCACGGTAAGCGGGTCACTGGTCACACACCTGCCATGACAATGCTGCAAGTAGAAGAGCAGCTTGTAAAGCAGATAGTGGAGTACAAGGAGGGCGCCGAAAACGCCGTCACTGTTGAGATAAACCCTGACCAGCTTGGAGCCTTAACGAGCTTTGCTTGGAATCTCGGAGTCCCCGCCCTTAGAAGTTCAACATTGCTAAAGCGTATAAACTCTTGTGCTTGGGACGACGTTGAGTATCAGTTCAGTCGGTGGAACAAGGCTGGTGGGAAAGTGTTCAAAGGCTTAGTCACTAGGCGTCAAGACGAAGCTGACCTCTTTCTCCGCGGGACAATTTATGACAAAGTACTCACGGCTCCCGTAGCTCGAGAGTGTACCAGCTGTTACGCCTAGAGTTTCAAGGTTTCTATAATATAAATTGAATTCGTTAATCTTTAAGCATGGTAAAAGAGTTCTCCGACTCTCATGCTTGTAGGTGCCGCGGCTTCATAGCAGCATGGCGTGTTTCACCGCCTAAGAGCGTTTGCAGAAGCACACAAGATACGTAAAGCCTCTCCAAGGCGACGTACGAGCCTATTGCACCTGCTGCTATGAAGCCGAAAGCAAGATAACCACAGGGCAGTTTAATGCACAAAATCGAAATAACTGACAACGAGCTTGCCCCAGTAGACGTTTACGCTGTGACGGGCATAGCACCTGGCACGAGAGTTCAAATGCAGAACCTCGGCCTGACTCCTATCAGAGTCTACTCAGGCCCGTTGCCTCCGGCGACTGATCTCTACAACTCGTTTGACTATCACGACTGGAAGCAATTTGAAGACGTCACACTTTTAATCTGGACTACCAGCACTAACACGGTGCTTGTACAAGAGGACCCAGCCTAATGCCACGCGTTTTTAACGAAGGCGGCACTAGCGGCACGCCGTCTACAGTCGATACTACAGCACGTGCCCAGATCGCCCAGATACTAGCTGTGTCTGGAACATTGCCGATAGCAGCTAACAAGCTTATCTACGCAGATAGCAAGTGGTGGGAAAATCCAGGGCCAGGCACTTTAGCAGTGCCGTCTCCTGCAAACGCTACGACCATGACAGCTGCAGGATTTATCGAACTTGCCGTCTCAGGTAAGAATCACACTGAGCAGACCATAGCTACTGCAGACCCGGCCGGTGTACCTGCTGCTGATATGCCAGCAGGTGCTGATGCAGAAGACGGGGACACGCACTCGATAACATACGACGATGCTTGGGTGTTCTTCAGAGTTATAGCAGGCTCTTGGGCTCGGATTGACACTACTGCCCGTACCGTGTCTGTGATGTACAGCCCTGTCACAGAAGGGCAAACAGCCGTGCCTGGACAATCGTACAGCGCCAACACTGCTGCAGCAGCTTTCGCTGGCCCAGCACTGAGTACTGACACACGCCCTGCTGAAGTAGGAGACCCAACAGTACTCTCTTTGCAGCTTATACTTCCTGACGGCACTGCACCTGGGCAGTTTATAGTTATAGTCGTTGAGCCCGGTGTCGCTGACTTGCCAGTTTACTTGGATGGCAAGGTCACACTAGTGTTAGGAGTTCCTCAGGGTGTTTATCAGTACGCTGACATCGGAATAAACACACTCATTTGGAATAACGTGCACTGGGCACCTCACTTCGGTGCTACTAGCTGACTTTGACTTTCTTAACTAAACAACTCTCCACCGGAGGCATGTTCTAAAATGAGCAGAAACACTACGGCGACTCCAGTCCAGCACTATGGTTCTGAGACAGCTAATGCAGTACCCTTGGCGTCTGACTTACTAGTCAGAGAAATCGCCACAAACGCAGCAGATCAGAGAATCTATACTAAAGACAACTCTGGTGTTGTCATTGAGCTGGCCCCTGCTGAAGTAGTCGTTGACAACTTAACTAGCACAAGCTCTACTTCAGTGCTGTCAGCTGGTCAAGGTAAGGTCTTAGCAGATCGAATCTCTGGCCTAGGTACGATCTTTGAAGCCCCGGACATAGCTGGACGTGACACCCTAGCAGCCGCAGGCACAGCAACGTACCTAGACATTGTGCACGTTCTTGACAACGGTGACTCCAGGTGGGCTAGATGGCAAAATCTAGGGACGGGTGCATCACCTATCTGGGTACTCATCTCTGATGAAGATGGCTTATCTGCTTCTTTGGTAGCTACAAACTTAACATACACGCAATCCGCAACTGACGGCACAGTCGTCAACAATGCAGGAACGAACGCCGTGATTCCATTGTCTACAGGTGCTTTTGCTGGACTAATGTCACCCGCCCACCACACAAAGCTGGAAAGCCTAAGTCTCGACGTAGGAACATTCTAGAGGAGCCTCCGCATGTCACGTAACACAGGCGCGACTCCAGTCCAGCACTACGGAAGCAATGTATCTGGGACAGTTCCAGCCCTCTCTGACATGGTTGAGAGAGAACTAGCTTTTAACGCTGCTGATGGCAAGATCTGGACAAAGATAGGCTCTAATATTATAGAGTTGTCTGCGAAGCCAGGTTTTATCGTACATTCAGGCACAACTACAGTTTTAGGAATCTCTGCCAGGGAACATCCCGTAACTGCAGACTTTCAAGCAATAGCTAACTTGGTTACAGTAGAAGTTGGCGACGCTGTAGAGATAACTACTGTCAGCAACGTTTCTTTCACTACTCAAGTAATGAGTGATGGTGCAGGGGCCAAAGTAGTACACGAGTTTAATTGGCCAACGCCGATGCTGGCGATAGTGCCTACTTTAGCACAAGTTGTCTACTACTTACCTGGCGACGTTGTACACGTAGAAAACGAATTTGACCGCAAAGCTAACGTTGGAGACGGAACTACTCCTAGCGCGTGGATAAAGCTCGATAGTTACTCAGGCTCTGGCAGCCCAGTAGCTACTAGCACCACCCTACTTACACTCTCAGACACTGCTGCAACAGCCGCACCAGCGGGGGTCCTACGGTGGAACTCTCTTGGCACAGCCGTTGACTACACTACAGATTTAAACGGCGGTTCTTTCTAACTACTCAGGCTTTAACTATGGCACGTAATATACTCGATTTTCCGATCCGCCCGTACACTTCAGAGACTGGTGCAGTCGCGCCTTTAGCTGCCGATCTTTCAACTCACGAAATTGCCGTCAACAGCGTCGACAAGAAGATCTACCAAAAGAAAGTAGATAACTCAGTCGTTGTATTGTACGAGCCTGAGACTGGTGCTTCCGTCAAAGCTTTGTACGAAGCCGAAGCTAACGCTTTTACTGATGCACAGTTCACAAAACTCGCTTCGTTGTACCAAACTGTCATCAATGATACTCTAGTGTCTACGAGTGTAGTCGGAGCTTTATCAGCTAATCAAGGAAAGGTGCTTAAGGACTTGATCGACGGCCTTGGCACAGTCCACAAGGCTGCTTCAATAGCAGCACGTGATGCTCTTGCTGCTGCTGGTATCGCCGATGCAGGTGCAGTTGTTTTCGTTGTTGATGACGGTGACACAAAGTGGGCACGTTATCAGAACCTTGGAACTGCTGGAGTTCCTATCTGGGCAAAAATACAAGACGAAGACGGCTACAACTCTTCTCTTGCTTCAACAGCCCTTGGTTTTACTGCGTCTCCTACGACAGGCACAGTAACTTGTTCTTCCGGAACAGATGCTGTGATTCCTTTGGCAGATGGCACCAACTCTGGCTTAGCACTGCCTGCAGTTACTGCTGGCGGCTTTTTAAGAGTTAACGCTGGTGCAACTGGCTACGACTTAGTCACTAACGTAAGCGGTGGCACTTTCTAGATAACACTCCTTCTCACTGCACGACGATTAAACTCCGAGTAATTTAATGTCTAGAAACATACTTGATTTCAGAGTAATACCGTACATCTCCGAGACTCCAGGTGTTGTGCCCGTACTAGCTGATTTACTCGCGGGTGAAATCGCTGTTAACAGTGCAGACAAGACTGTATGGGTCAGAGACTTGTCCAACAATCTCGTTGAGCTACTCTCGGGTACGTACATCGGAGCCCCGTCTTGGTCTATTACGAACATTAGCAATGAAGTGACTTGGGACTCAGGTAACGCAGTGTACATTCTCAGGGCGAGAGACGGGGCTATAAACTTAACAAAAGACCCTGCAGACACTGACTCCCATTTAAACTGGATGTTAGATCATTCTGGCCTGTACATCCACGACCCGTTGGCTGCACACTTGTACTCTGAAGGGGCGTCTACTAGGGAACTCGGTGCTGCTAACACTTACTACGAGTTGCTTGGTACTGCTACTTTAGCGGAAAAGCAAGCTTCTCCTGCTACAAGTGCAGGTTGGACTACTAGCTGCTGTGGTTCCGCTGCTTCAACGGGTGTAGTTGCGTGGAGCGCAGCTAACACAAGCAGTGATATCACTTGGGACTCAGGTAACGCAGTGTACACCTTAAAGGCACGCACTGGAGCTATAAACTTAACAAAGGATCCGGCAGACACTGACTCCCATCTAAACTGGATGTTAGATCACGCCGGATTGTATATTCATGACCCTGCTGCTGCACATTTGTACACGACTGGCACAGCAACTCGTGAGCTTGGAGGCGCCAGGGTGTTCTATGAGTTGATATCTGGAGCCACTCTGCTAGAAAAGCAGACTGCTCCAAGTACTAGTGCAGGGTGGGCTACATAGCAGGCCGTCCCTCCTTTCAGCCAACTTGACACAAACACTATGCAATACATTAGCACGACCCCGATTTCAGCTACTACGCTTACAGTAGCTACAGCAGTACTGACGAACTATATAAGCAACCTAAACGTCGTAGGTATCACCGATACTGAAGCAGACTTAACATTCGACGTGTCACCTGTAGTAGATTGTACTATCGAGATTTCCACTAGTGGCGGGGCTTTTGTCCCTTACGCTAACACGGGCGCCTTTGCAAGTCACAACTACTCAATAGACGGCCAGGTCGCCTTGACTTCTTCTACTACTTACACTATCAGAGTCACGCCAGTAGGGGCACTCTCACAGACGTACACGTTCTCTACAGCTTCGAGCATAGCGTTTAGTCAAGTCGGCGACTTGATATCCTTACTGCCGCCAAACAACGCACCGTTGACTACGGGTGATTGGTCGGGTGGTTTTGGTGCTAACTGGGTGTTCTTTACTGGTAACGTTTCCAGAACGTCAACAGTTGCAGGAAGACTGCGAGCAGATCACTTGTCTACTGAAGTGGCTGATCTTTCAACTGTTTGGAACATCGCTGATAAATTCAAGTCATCTTACCAAGTCACACAAAACATGAAGTTTGCGCCTAACTGGGTTGCTGGAACTGACCCAAGTCACAATGGTGGAAAGCTTGGTTGGGGCTTCTCTGGTGGCTTCCGTGTAGCTGGCAGCTTCAACGTAATCGTTACTGGTGGTAACACGGCTGATACTGGTTACTCAATCCGATGGGGATTTAGAGACGATAAGCTCATCGCTTATGCCTACTATGCAAACCGTCCGGGTATGAACTACCCAGGTGCACCTCCAGGTACTCTGTACGGTGAAGACATAGATACTGGCGTAACGATCGTCGGCGGTCAGACTTACGCCACGAAGATGGAAATTGACCTCAATACTCCAGGAAACACAGATGGTGTGCTGAGATTGTATGTTGACAACGTGTTAACGGTGACAAAGACTGGAATGATCTACATGGTCGGAACTCCAGAAGCCAATAGAGGTTTCTTTGCGTCTAACAACGGTGGCTCAAACATATTGAACGCACCTGTTGCAGATACATACATGGAATATTGGGACGTCATCTACTCTACGTCAGCAACGTAGCTAGTCTAACCCTGCCAGTTCTTTTGGCAGGGTTAACTTTAAAAGACTATTGCTACGTATCTCAACAATTGTGTAATAACAACAACGTTAGCAGTGAGGAACTATGCCAACACAAAATCACTTAACAGATGTACCTATAAACGGCTTTTTCTCTATAGAGCTCTGGGCAGACCTCACTGGACTCGTCGGTGACGAACAAAGTCGCTTCGTGTACTCTGCTACTGAGCAAAGTTGGGTGTCTAACTCAGCATCAACTGAAGTCGACTACGCAGCTCTTATACTCTCTGCCAACACTACTGCGACTACAGCTAATAACACAGCTAATGCAGCCAACGCTACTGCACTAGCTGCTTCTGCTGCTGTCGCAGGTGCTACTGCTACGGCTGTTACAGCAGACGCTAATGCAACTACTGCCCTTACTGCTGCTAACACGGCTACTACGACGGCAGCAACTGCAACAACTGCTGCTAACACAGCTAACACGGCAGCTAACGCAGCTCAAGCAACAGCTGATGCCAATGCCGTCACCGTAGCTGCAGCTACCACTACTGCTAACACTGCTATAACAACTGC